TGACATTGATGAGGCTAAGAACCATTATGACGTGAGGTCTCAGTATACAACTGAGATGGGTAACGCATTAGCGTACACATTTGATAAGAACGTAGCAGCTACTATTGCTCAAGCAGCACGTACTTCTACTAACTTCAATACTGACCTACCTGGTGGTACTCGTATCAAGATTGTTGCTGCTAACAAAGCAGCTATCACTGGTGCAAACTTAGTTGCTGCTATGTGGTCAGCGGCTGAGCAGATGGACATTAATAATGTTCCAGCAGAAGGCCGTCATCTTGTGCTTGGCCCAACTGAGTACTACAAGTTAGCTCAAACAACAGACGTACTCAACAGAGACTGGGGTGGTTCTGGAGCATACGCAGATGGAACAGTCTTAAAGGTAGCTGGCATCAGCATCATTAAGTCAAACCATCTACCAACTACAGACCGTTCTGCTGTAACTGGTGAGAACAACACATACCACGCTAACTACACAGATAGCGTAGGTCTTGTTTTTAACAAGCAAGCTGTTGGTACAGTTAAGTTGATGGATCTGAAGATGGAGCAGACAGGTTCGGATGTACACGCGTTATGGCAGGGTACGTTTATGGTCGGCTCTATGGCACATGGTACGGGTGTACTACGCCCAGACTGTGCTATCGAAATCTACTGGGCAACCAGCTAATTACTGTGGGGGCTATATGCCCCCTCTTTTCTTATGGGACTTAATCTAACTTCAGAACTGGAAGCAGTTAACAAGGTATTAAGAATGATGGGTGAAGCTCCCGTCAACAGTCTTGAAGGTCAGTTTGGATTAGCAAGACAAGCTAACGACACACTTAACGAAGTTAGTAGAACAATTCAAGCTGAAGGCTGGTCGTTTAATACTGACTATGAAAGAACTTTGGCAAGAGATTCATCAAAAGAAATTAATCTAAGTTCAGATATAAGCAGAGTAAAGATTGATCCTTATGAGTATCCAGATCTTGAAGTCGTGCAAAGAGGATCAAAGCTATACGACAGACGCAATAATACTTCTCTCTTTGATGAAGACTTAACAGCAGATGTGACTTATATGCTGGGCTGGAAAGATCTACCTGAACATGCTCGGCAATACATCATGGTCAAAGCTGGTAGAACATTACAAGACCAGATACTAGGTAGTGCAGAGCTGACGCAGATTAACCTAACAATGGAAGCAGAAGCTAAGGCATTGTTTCTGGAAGAAGAGAACAATGCAGGAGATCACAATATGATTAGAGGTAATCCTAACCACACAGGAGTCTTTCAAACTTATCAACCAAGTCGTACTGTTCTTAGGTAATCATGCCTTTAATTAGTTCTTCTATACCTAACCTCATTAATGGAGTTAGCCAACAACCTCCTGCTTTAAGACTGGCATCACAGGCTGAACAGGTTATTAACTGTATGCCTAGTCCAGTAGAAGGACTAAAGAAAAGGCCGCCACTACATCATGTATCAAAATTATTTAATGGCTCTGCTGGAAGTAATCGACCTTACGTTCAGTTAGTCGAAAGAGATGGAGGTATTAGATATATAGTAATCATTCAAGATGGTGCAATAAAAGTAGCAGACTTACCTAGTGGAACATTGGCAACACCCACTGCTACCACTGATGACCTTAATTATCTAGATGTAACAGGTGTTCCTTCTGAGCAATTCAGAGTTGCATCTATTGCTGACTATACATTCATAGTTAATAGAGAAAAGAAAGTTCAAATGTCAAATGCTTTGTCTCCTGTATGGGGAACAACTACAAGTGAAGTTTCTGCAATGATATTTATAAAAGTTGCAAATTACGATACAGAGTACAGCGTCACACTAGGTGGAACCACTGTTACTTACAGGACAGATCCTGCTGGTGGACACGATTACGAAGGAACATTCACTCAAGGAGCAGACAGTTCTACCGTCAGTGTCGCAGTAAATGGTCATGGTTTAATTGCTGATGATAAATTTCAAATATCATTTAAAGATCCAGCGTCAGAAGCAGTAGCAGGAACTTACACAGTTACTGGTGTTGGCTCTGGTGGTAATGACTTTACTTATGCTGCTGCTTTACAAAATAACTCAACAGTTAATAGTGGTAATTGCACGATTACTACAATGAAGAAGTTATCAACAGTAGATATTGCAGATAAATTAGCAGATCAATTAGATGACATTAGTGGCTACAGTGTTAACAATGACGACTATATAATTAAAATAATAAAGAATGATTTATCTGACTACGAGGTATCAAGTAACGACACAGGAACTGGTGATGGTACAAAAACAATTAAGACAGTAGTTGATGATTTAAATGACCTGCCAACCAAGGCATACGAAGGGTTTATAGTCAAAGTACAAGGATCACAAGCCTCAGATTATGATGATTATTATGTTCGTTTTACTTTAAATAAGGAGAATTCAGCAGCAGGAACATACGGAGATGGAGTATGGAAAGAGACAGTAGCACCAGGGATTAAGTATAGATTTGATGAGACAACAATGCCTCATGTATTGATTAGAGATGTCGCTGCTAATGGCACTGTTACTTTTAAATTTCAAAGATATATGAGCGAGCAAGTTAATACTACTTATGTTCAATCAGGTACTGCTGTAACTGTTTCTGAGCCTGCTCACGGATTAAAGAACGGAGAAGAATTGCTGATACTACCCACTAGTGGTAGCGGAGTTCCAATCGTGACCAAAATTACTGTTACTAATACTTCAGTAAATACATTTAGCTACACAGCTACAAACAGTGCAAACACTAGCGGCAATGTTTCTTATGGTTATCCGTGGGCAGGCCGTCTAGCTGGTGATGAGAAGACAGCACCAGAACCTTCTTTTGTTGGCAGCTTTATTGAAAACTTAAACTTTTTCCGAAATAGATTAGTTCTACTGGCTGATGAAAATGTAATTCTTTCTGGTGCTGGTGCTGATTACGGTAGATTTTTCCCTCAATCTGTTCAGACAGAAGTAGATAGTGATCCTGTTGATCTCGCTTGTGGTGGCACATCTATCAACTTACTTGTGTCGAGTGTCTCTTTTGCTAATACGTTATTGCTTTTCAGTAAACATGCTCAATTCAGATTAGATTCAGGTACTAATGTCGGAACTGCTATCTCTCCGAGAACGGCTGGTATAGCACAGATGACAAACTTTGAAATGGATACATCTGTTGATCCAATAGCAGTTGGACGTAATACTTATTTCCCCATTCCTAAAGGAAATTTCAGTGGAGTGCGAGAGTTCTTCCTCCCTGACTCAGGTGGTTCAGTTCCTTTATCTGAAGATGTAACAGCATCAATTCCAAGATTTATTCCTAATAATCTTTGTAGCTTTACATCTTGCGTTGCAGAAGATGCAATCGTTGTCATAAGTAAAGATCAACCTAAGAGAATATATCTTTACAAATTCTTTTTTGAAGAAGATACAAAGCTTCAATCAGCATGGTCTTACTGGGAAATAAAAGGCGACAATAGAAAGATTATTGGTGGTGCTGTTCAAGGAAGTGATCTATATGTTGTTATTGAATATTCAGATGGAGTTTATTTAGAGAAAGTATCTTTAAGACCAGAGCAAATAGATGCAGGTACAGAAATAGAAATACTGCTAGATAGAAAGACAACTGAACCAGCAGCAAGCGAATTAGCATTAAACAATGCAGGAGCGTTAGGGGTTGAAACTGTTATTACTCTTCCTTATCCAATAGAGACTAATGATGATGTGGTGGTAGTGGGCAGACATGACCCAGCTGCTTACGCTGACGAACAAAGTTTTCCATCTACAATGCCTACTAACGGTACCGTTGTAGCAATTGAGGATGCGACAGGAATAGAAGTTAATAGCAGTGGTGTCGCTACTAATGCGAGAACACTAGGGTCAACTTCTGACAACATTACAATTAATTCTTTTCCAGAATCTTTAAGAGGTGCAGGCTCAGAGAAGAAAACACTTCCAGCAGGTGTAAAGTTAGCCATTACGGCAACATCAACTTCTAATACTTATACATTTTTAAAACTTATAACATTAAGACATGGGCAAGTTATTGAGCCTATTGCTCAAACAAGTACAACAATCACAGTACCTGGTGATTTAGGAAATACAAAATTCTTTATTGGCAACAGATACGAAATGACCTATGAGTTCAGTACTCCATATATAAAAGAACAACCTTCAGGTGGTGGTGTCGCATTAGCAGCAGGACCAAAACTACAGATGAGAACGTGGACTGTAATCTTTGATGAGTCGTCAGCTTTTGAATTAAAAGTTACCCCTGCAAGTAGAGACACAAACACTTATCCATATAACGGAGTCATCGTTGGTGAAGCTCCTCCACTTATCGGAGATCCTTCAGTTCTTACAGGATCTTTCCGTGTTCCTGTGATGGCAAGCAATATAGATACTAAGATAGTAATTAGTAGTACGAGTCCATTACCTTGTCGATTCCAATCAGCCGAATGGGAAGGGTTCTATCATACGAGAGCGAAAAGACAGTAGCCTATCAACGACGTACAGAATTAGAAGATATTAGAATTATTGGTGAGAACATGAGAGATGAGGATATAGCTGAGGTCAGAGCACAATCAGGATTAGAACCATTAGCTAGTTTATTTTATTCTTTCTTTAAGAGTAATCCCTGTATGACTATGGTTAGCAGGCATGGACACCCAATGGGTATGTGGGGTGTTGTACCTGAATCAGAGACATCTGGTC